GGTCAAACCCTCTGACCTCCACCGCCGCATTTCGCGCACGCGCTGGGTGGTCAGTTTTGAATGCACGCTGTCTTCGCCACGCCCTTGTGTGGGCACAACCGTGCGCCCCTTTGCGTGCCGCTCGGTGTTGTTCTCGCCCTTGGTGCCAAGGCGCAGATGCGCCGGATTGCAGCACGGCGGATTGTCGCAGGAGTGCAGGACGCAGAGGTCATCCGGCACTTCGACGCCCGACACCATCAACGCAGCCCTGTGGGCTTTGTGGAGGCGTCCCTTGATCCGAAACAGGCCGTAACCGCGCTTCTGGCGCGACCCCTGCCACTCCCAGCAACCATCGCCTTTCTGGACCTTCGCCCAGAACCGAGCGGCAATGATGTCTGGATTGCGCGAACGCGCCTGATACACTCCGGCCTTAGCCATGACCTGATCTCCGTAGGATCGGTTGCGGTGAGGGAAGGTGAGGCGTTGGAGCGCCTTGCCTTCCCGAATTTTAACTGTTTCGCGTTGATTTCGCTAAAAAAATCGACGTTACGGCGCTTCCCCGGCCAGGATTTGAGCCGCACGGCCCGGCCCGATCAGGCCCGCAGCCTCGAGCGCCGGAATGCCCGCCTGAATGTCCGGGTCCGACAGCCGGACCACCGAGGCCGCGTCGAGCATGGCCTGGTAGTCCTCGACCACGAGATTGACCTTGGAGGCCTGCCGGATGGCGATGCGCTCGGCCTGCGTGAACAGCCGCAGGAAGTCCACCTTGTTCAGTTCATCCACCGGGGGCGGCGGGGGCGGTTCCGGCGTGACGGGGAAGAACCCCTGCCCGTCGAAGCCGAGTTCCTCGGCCGCCACGCCAAGAGCGGCGGACAGGTCGGCGAGGCTGGCGTCCGACAGGCCCACCAGAGCGGCGGGAAGCGGGGCCGGGTCGCCCATGAGGGTCGAGGGGAGGGTCTTGCGCTGGTAGAGCATGGAAGGCCTCAGAACGGATAGATGGAGGTCGTCAGCGACACCGCGCTGTCTGTCAGGGCGGACGCCGCGTCAGAGCCCAGGGTCTGCGTCGTGGGCGAAAACGAGGAATAGGTCGAACTGGTGGTCGAGGCCGTCAGGTTCGACGCCGTGACCGTGTAGGGGCCGATATTTCCAGCGGGCGGGCCGCTCTTGGGAACCCGTCCGATGAATACATCACCGCTGCCCGCGCCGAGCGAGGTCCGCCCGAAGATGGCGAGCGTGTTGGCATCCGCCTCGGCGATGGCAAAGCCGTAATCCGCACCCGCCCCGCCAATGGTCCGCTGCCACTTAAGCGTCCCGCTGGTGTCGTATTCAGCCAGCAGGATGTCGTTGGAGCCTGCACCCGCTTGCGTCGTTGCGCCGATGCAATAGAGGCTCTGGCCGGACAGGAGAACGTCATTCCACCAAGTGCCAGTCGTTCCGATACGCCGCGCCCACGCAACATTGCCGGAAGCGTCAAACGCGAAAAGCTGCGCGACACCAATGACAGAGCCGACCGCATAGGTATTTCCCGACGCATCCGCTGCTATTCGATAGGCTTGGGATTGAGCAGCCCCGGCTGTGTATTGCGTGGCCCATTGAAGCGCGCCGGCGCTGTTGAGCTTGAAAATCTCTGCGTAGCTCACATAAACATTTTCCGAGGCGTCCAGCGCGATGGCATTGCCCAGCGTCACCTGCACGTCCACGTTCTGCGACCACTGGAAGGCCCCGGCAGCGTTGTATTTGACCACGAGGGCCGTGCGTCCCCCAAAGCCGCCGCCGTCCGTTCCCATCAGGACATAAACGCTTCCGCTTGCGCCCACAGCCACCGCGCGACCAAATGCGTTGGTCCCCGCCGTATAAGTCCGGCCCCACAGCAGTTGACCGCCGGGGCTGTATTTGCGCGTCTCGACGGTGGTGGAGCCGTTCCCGCTGACCGCGTGGACATTCCCGCTGGCGTCAAGCGCGATGGCGGCTGCGCCCATGTTGCCTGCCGTCAGTCCCCCGCCGGGGTATGCCCCAACAACCTCGCCAGACCAGACCCGCTGACCGTCTGGCGCGTATCGGGCGACCAAAAGCTGTTGAGACGCGCCGCTTTCACCCGTCAGGAACAGGTTGCCCTGCCCGTCCACCGCGCCGTCAATGGCCCGATTCGCCGTCGATGTTCCCGACAGTCCGAGCCAGTTGCTCGCCGTGCCCTTCTTCCGCCCATCCATCCCCTGCGCCCGCAGGCCCATGCCGCCCATGGCCATGCTCTGGGAGCCCGCCGGGAGGGTCATGGACTGGGCCAGAAGGCCCGTAGGTCCGAGCGGCTGGGTGGGCATCAGTAGGCGAAGCCCTGCGCGTCGAACACGATGCCGGTGTTGGTGACGGAGATGCCGACATACAGCGTCTCGTTCTTGGCCAGGATCAGGGGCGAGGAGTCCGTGTAGCCGAAGTCACCGCCGGTCTGCGCCGTGGTCGTGGCGACCGTGTAGGCCGACAGGAGGGCGGACTTGATGAACCGCTTGGTGGTCCCTCCATCCGGGCTGACGAACAGTTGCAGCTCGGTCGCCGTGTTGGTCGCCCGCGCGAGGGCCTTGATGGACGTGATCCGGGCGCCGTTGCGGCTGGTGCGGCTGTCCTGCACCGTCACCGCAGAGCCGCCGCCCGTCGCCGTCGAGGTCGCGTTGGAACCGTGGGTGATGGTGTAGGTCGAGGAGGTCAGGACGGTGACCTGATAGGCGCCGGAAGGCGTGATGCCGCCAACCGCCGAAGCGCCCGCAATGGTGATCGTGTCGCCCGTCGCAAGGCCGTGGTCCGCCTGCGTCACCGTGACCGTGGGCGAGCCGTTGGTCACGCTCAGGGGGTTGGGGTTCAGGAGGTAGAGCGGGGCCAGCAGGACCGTGTTGGTCGGGCTGTCCGTGTAGGTGGTGTTGGCGGTCGTCGCCACAGCCGTGGCGGACCACGGGGTCTGGGGCGTAACGATGGAGTTGGGGGTCACAGCCATTGGAGAGGGTCCCTAGAGAGCCGCCGCGAAGGCGATGGCGAGTTTCGTGGCGGTCGCGGTCTTGGCGGCCTGGTCGGAGGCGTAGTCGGTGATGTTGGCGGTTGCGATCGGAGGCAGGTCGCCGATGGTGAGGGTGGGAATGCCCCAGGACGCCGCCGTCCCGTTGGTGATGAGCGCCTTGCCCGCATTGCCGGTCTGGGCAGGAAGGCTCCCGGCCGCCATGGAGAAGGCCGTCGCGTCCACATAGCCCTTGGTCGCCGCGTCGGTTGCCGCCGAGGGCGCGCCGAGGTTGGTCAGCGTCACGCCGCCGAAGTTGGTGGTGGTGGAGGTCCGGTAGAAGTTCGTCCCGTCCGGCGAGTAGCAGAAGCCCACCTCGCCAGCCGCAAACGAGGCCGTGGCCCCTGCGCCGGTGGTGATGACAACCGCGCCCGAGGCCGTGTTGCGGACGAAATACAGCTTCTTGACGCCCGGCGTCGTGATCGTCCCGCCGGTCCCGCCGGTGATGTTCAGGGCCAGACAGCGGGCCTGATCCGTCGCGCCGTTGACGCTGGTCAGGGTCAGGGCGCCCGAAAGGGTCGTGCTGACAGCGCCCGCAAGCGCATCCTCGAGCAGCTGGAAGACGCCGTTGTTCAGCGTCGTGCCCCAGGTGTTCAGGTTGTCGCCCGGAGCCTGATAATTCAGGCGGAACGAGGTTGAATAGCTCGATGGCATTACAGCGCGCCTCCGTCAGCCCGACGCCATGTCCAGACGCCTGCGACTTGCATTGATACGGCCAGACAGTGATGGTCCGTCACGAGGATGGCCGTTGCGGGCCAGTCCGCCGCCGGGGGAAGGTCGGCCTGCGCGATTTGCGCAAACCGAACGGGCTTGGTCGGCGTCACCGTCTCGCGGATTTCGTCCTGCATCTCCCGCAGGGTCGGCGCGAGCGGGAAACCCAGCCTCGGATCAACCGGCCTCAAGTCCACCCTCCCCCGGCTTTCGGAACCGGCGTCCAGATCTCAGACGTTGGCGCGACAGGTGACCAAATCTCAGGCGTTCCGGTCGGGATGCCCCAGCCTGACACTTTGAGGTAGCCCACCAGAACGTCCGCGTTGTCGTTTGCCGCAACCGTGCCCGTCGCGCTTTGCCAGCCCGACCCGTCGAGGGTGTCCGCACCCTCCAGGATTGCAGCCGATCCGACGATCAGGACCCCGCCAGACGCCGCGAGGGTGTCCGGGGCTTCCGTAACCGCGACGAAGGCCGCGTTGACGACAGTGCCCGACGCGGAAACCGTATCCGCCGCTTCCGTCCGGGCCAGCGATCCAATCGCAATCGGGCCGCCGGATGCAGACAGCGTGTCCGCCGCCTCAGTCCGGGCCAGAGAGCCCGAAACCAGCACCGAAACCGCCGATCCGGTGTAGTCCGGACCCTCGGTAATCGCCGCCGTTCCGGCTGCCAGAACGCCGCCAGACGCCGACAGCGTGTCCGGGGCCTCAGTGACCGCCAAGTCACCAGAAACCGCCCCAGAGCCCGCCGTTCCGGCCGCAGATAGGCTATCCGCGCCTTCCGTGACCGCAGCCGAGCCCGCAACGACGACCTGGCCGAGCGCGTCGAGGGTGTCCGGGGCCTCCGTGATGGAAGCCGAGCCGGTGATGGTCCCGACTGCTCCCTGTGGGCTGAGAAGGGTCAGCAGCATTAAGCGCCCTCCCGTTCAGGCGCTCAGGACAGCGAGCGGAGCTGATCCAGCGTCAGTTGCGTTTGCTCGATCTGGGTTTCGAGGGCGACCACCTGCTCCACGTCGCCTTGGGCGGTCGCCGTGGACTTGAGGCCGTTCAGGGCTGCGATGCGGTTTTGCAGCAGTTTGATGAGTTCAGAGAGCGTCACACCAGCACCACGAGTTCTTGGGAGATGGTCGAAAGGTGCGACATCAGCAGCACCACGTCGTAGGTATCCGTTCCGTCCAGTGCGGCGTAGGACGCCATGCGCTTGCCGAGCGCCGCCGTGCCCGCCTGCACGAAGTCCGTCGAGACGTAGGGCGAAAGCACCCGGTTCTGAACGTCGAAGCGGGAGATTTGGTTTACCGCCGAGGCCACATAGGCGTTGATGTAAAGCATCCGCCCCTCGTTCTCGAACGGGGAGTAAGTGGCGCAGGAGCCGACGCCGATGGTCAGGGAGCCCGAGCCGTCATAGGTAATCGCGCCGGTCCAGGTTCCGGTGATAGACGCCGCGATGTCCAGCACGTCCAGCGTCGAGTTGCCGCCGCCCCGGAAGAAGTAGCAGAACGAGTGCCGCGCGTTGCGAGCCGGGTCGGGCTGGATGCCGAAGGACGGAGCCCAGAAGCCGCCAGCCGCGTTGGCCGCAGGAGCCGCGCCGAAATAAGCCGTGGACCACGCCGCCGAGGCGATGCTGTTGGTGCCGTTGTTCACGGTCGCATCGCCGTAGTTGTAGGTATAGACCGTCGTCGTGGCGCTGGACCGCATGACGATCAGGTTGGGCAGTTCGATGACGTATTTCGCGCTGGAGGACGGCGTCACCGACCAAGCCGTGCCGAGGGTATAGACCGGCGACGGACCCGCCGTGTGCGAGGCGATGATCCGCCGCTGGCCGACCGCAGTCGGGGCCGTCGTGTCCTCCACGATGCGGATTTGGAAGTTGCGGTATTCGTTGGCGAGGACCACCGCGTCCCCGAGGCTCGCCTGGCCGGTGAGCGTCGAGCCCGCCGAGGCCGTCGCCGTCAGGGCGTAGCGGGACACCACGCCGGTGTCGTAGTTGTAGGCGCCCTTGATCATCCCGTCGCCGGGCGAGTTGTCGTAGGGCGTGTATTGCTCGTCCAGCACCATGATGTCGGAGTCAGTGCCGACGGTGGCGGGCAGGCCGGTCGTTGAAAGGCCGGTCGAGAGGGTGTTCGACGCCACTTCGAACGAGCGCCAGATGTTCGACGCCGTGGTGCCCGCGCCGAGCATGAAGACACGGCCCGCGATGATCTCGTAGCGCGCGCCGGTCGAGGGCGTGAAGCCGAAGGACGACTCCACGGTTATGGTCGGAGTCGTGCCCGCCGTGTTGCCCGCGATGTAGCGTTCGGCGGTCTTGCCTGCCGTGGTGTCGATGATCCGCAGTTTGAAGCCGTATTCGCCTGAGCCGCCACGGTTGGCGAGCATGTTCAGGCCAACAGCCGTGGGCAGGGCCGTGGACAGGACCACGCTCGTGGTCGTCGCGCCGGCGGCGATGGTGCCGACAAGGCCGAGGGACGGGGCAAACGCCGTCGTGGAGCCCGCGCCGAAGGTTCCGGCCAGAGCGGGCGACTGCACAAGGCCCCACGCCTTCGTGACGATGTTGTAGCGGTTCAGGACCGTGTTCGAGGACAGTTGGTAGACGAACGGGTTGCGGCTCACGTCCGAGCGCAGGTCCGAAGCCAGCGACATGGCCGCCGAGTGGGCGTTCGGCGTGGGGGCAACCTGCCTCCACACCATCTGGTCGATGACTTTCTTGAAGGTGTTGGCCATCGGTGGTCCTTAGGTGATGCGGGCGCGGACGCATTGCGCCCAAGCCGAACGGTTTTGGTCGAAAACGGTCATTTGCGCGGAATAGCCGCCGACCTGCGAGACGTTGCCGAGGGTCGTCACGGTCGTCACGGTCGTCACCGTCGTCACAGTGCCGGATTCGATGACCGCCGTGGACCGCTGGCGCTGGAGCGCCTTGTCGTAGCCGAGTGGGGCCATGAGCATCTGGAGGATGCGCAGCAGCAGGTTGCCCGAGTTGGCGTCCGCCACCGGCATGGGGTTTGTGGTTGAGACGTCCGTCGCCTCACCATCCGCACCCACGCCGATCTTGACGCGTTGGTGCAGGACGCCGCCGATGTCGTCCGCCGCGATCGATGCGCCGGACCCGGGTGTGTATCCGACGTTGTCAGCCATCAGGCGTTGCCTTCGGTCACGGCGAAGGAGGTCACGCTGACCGTCTGGCCCGTGGCGATGCTGGTGTTGTTGAGGTTCAGGTCAGAGGCCGCCGTCGAGACATCGCCGTCCATGATCGGGGTCGTCCCGTTCGACTGCCACAGGCGGAACCAGGAGGCGGTGCCGGTAGCCGCAGCCGTGCCGTTGCTGATCGCGTTGGCCGTCAGGACGCCGCCGGAAGCCGCCGCCGCGAACGCCGTGGCGTTGCAGGTGAGCTCCACAAGCATGGTCTGGGACGTGATCGCCGTGTTCGGGTTCGCCGGGCGCGTGCCGTTGTAGATCCGCAGCTTCGCCGAGGTGCCGGCCTGCGTGGTCACGCTGTCCATCTTGGCGTTGCGGACAGCCGTTGCGTATTTGATGGCCATTCTGGGGTTCCTAGTAGTCCGTCAGGACGTTGTAGCGGCGAGCGATGCCCCGGACCGGAACGTCCGTCCGAAGGGGGCCGACGATGGGCTTGTCAGAGACGCGCATGGCCTCAAGGGCCTGGTCGAACAGCGCCTTCCACAGGGTCAGCGCCTCGGTGTCGCGCAGGTAGGGCGCGGCCTGCATCAGGGCGCCGTAGAGGTAGACATCCGGCCCCTGCTCCAGCAGCCAGTTGGTCGGGTTCGCGTCCGACAGGGCCGGGATGCGCTGCGAATAGACCAGGGTGCCCACATACTGCTGGTCCGGGATCGGCCAGATTTGGAACTGGTCGCCGATCAGCGTGAAGAAGCGCGGGATGGTCGGTTGCGTCGAGGTCGCCATTGCCGAGGAGACTTGGGCAGGCGTGGCCTGGATAAGCTCGTAGCCGTTGCCCTGCCCGTCCACGATCCTGAACGACAGGACCTCGAGGAAGTCGGCCGGGACGGCGAAGAATTGGGTGTCGATGTTGGCCGTCGCGCTCGCCTGCATCTCGCGGGCGCGC